CTAATAGAGCCATGCCTCACTCAATCGCTCTTCATTAGCTCTGTGTTCATCAGCATATCTTGCCATTTTTGTATATTCTTCGATGCTTCGCTCGAATACGATTCCGAGCGTTGTGCAGTATTCGTCACTGGTTTCTCTGGAAGCTGTGGACATACGTTCGTTTGCAATTTTGAGTTGCTTTGACAAGCTGTTAGCACTATCACGAGCGGTATCAGCATCAGTTTGAATTTGTTTAAGTTTAGCATTGTAGTTTTGCTCAGCTTTTAGAAGTTGATCGGACCATTGTTTTTCTTTGACTGCTGCATCGGCTTTGGCTTTAGCAATCTCTGCTTGTTGAATAATTTCAGCTTGTTTGAATTTTTCAATCTGCCCTGTTTTGTTATTCAGCAAAGCTATACAAATAAGCAATAAAAAAGCGAGAAGTCCGATCAAGATTTCCCGCCATTTTGAGATAAGTAAGATTAAAGTCATTGTGCCCCCATGCATTTTTCATATCTATTTTGCTGACGAGTCCAAACTCCATAGCAACCATTTGATCGAACCGAGCAATCACTCTTGCCAGCATATTTCCATTTCAACAAGGATTTACAGGCTTGAACATGCTGCCCCGCTTTGAGATTGCGCAGCATTGAACTTTTATTCCAATTGGCTTGACCGAAGTTGTAAGTAAAATCAAGATATTGATCATACTCAACTTGAGACAACTTCACGCCTTGTAATGACTTGCGGAAGACAATCTCATCCTTGGCTACATGAGCTTTTGCCCATTCCAGTGCTGTTTGCCTTGAAATTGGCGGGTCAGTCATTTTGATTTTTGTGCCATCAGGTTTTGAAGTTGATCCGATTCCCTGCGTCACAACACCCACAGAGTCTTTATATGGCACAGGCACATTACCTTCATAGTTTTCTAAGCCCACATAAAAAGCAGCCGAAGCTGCTAATACCGCGACCAAGTATTTAGTCTTTGACATTGCACTCACCTTCTAATTTTTTAACACGCAATTCGTGTTCAATTTTTTCTCGTCGATTTTTTGCAATTGCAAAATAAAGTTGGATAAATAAACCTGCTAATGCAATGCAAAGACCTCCCCACGCAATAACATCCACTTTTGCTAAAAATGCGAAAAATGATGTCGCCCCACTCGTAACTGTCACTTTTTGAGTAATTGCAACTGCACTTGCTTCAATTGCTGCCTGTGTTTCAGACATGTAACCTCCAAATTTTTGGTAATAAAAAAGCACCCGATTGGGTGCTGTTGAGTTTGTTTAAATTTAATAGCCGGATACATCTGCAATAAGAATATATGGCTCAAATCCATCTACACTATCTAGCACTTGCCCGTAGAAGCCGCCAAAGTCCTCACCACTGATAGATGTGCCTCCTGGAAAAGCCTTAACTGTTTTAGTTGAAGATGTGTTATTTACTTGAGTTACCTCTATCAGTGCGTCACCGTAGGAGGTTTCTGTAGAAGAACCTGCAGCACCGTACCTATACCTGGTCATAGTAGCAGCCAACGTTTTTGGAGATTGAGGTACATTGGACACTATCCACTGGTCCGAATATCCATTACCAGGTCCGATACTGCTACCATTTTCCCCTTTCTTAGTTGGATCACTTCCCCAATACATTCCGTAGGCTTGAAAGTCTCCATATCCTGGAGCTGCAGCAGACCCTGCTGGTTTAGAGGTCTGAATAATTTTTAACGGCTTTAAAGCTGTTGTAAATATCAAAGAACCATCATCTTTATATGATTCAAAACCTACACCTTTAGGGCTGCCATTTGGTAAAATAGAACTCATGAGGTCAAATATGTAAATATTATTCGTTGAGTAAAGTTCAATAAAATATCTCCATTTATTTGATGATAAATATTCAACCGTAGGTATGGAAAGCATACCATCACCAAATATTATCGGGGCCACCCCAGCAACATCTATGTAATACCATCCGTTCACTAGCCAAGGATAAATATTGTTAGATGGTGCTCCTTTGGGTAGAGTATTAATACCAACTTTTGCTTTAAGTCCGTAGTTGATGTAATTGGTATCAATAATAGGTTCATTATTTATATTAAATACTTGCAAACCTACCGTCATAATAATCTCCTAATAATAACCATAGTAGATTCTTGTATTTACACCTTTGAACATTTTATTAGTTCTAGATATATAATCCCATGTAATAACAGAGCCTGATACTTTAACATCGGCAGAATATTGATAAGGCCTAACAGTGCCTAAAGGTACTGATATAAAAAACAACCGTGTATTCGCGGGTATAGATATAGTCTTGCTACCTGTGGTAGATGCTGTAGTATCAAAATAATCAATAAACCTACATAGCCTACTAGTCAGGTCAATAACAATATTGCCAGCCTCATCAAACGTTTGTAATCCAACTGTCATCACCAAATCCCTAATCTAAATGCCATTTGACCATTCGCATAAAATCCTTGCGTTAATGCCCCAGATATCACCTGTTTAGATCCATCTGTTGCTGTAGATGTAAATGTCCCGAGATTTGCACTGATTGCGCTCAAACTCGTAGCATTGATTCTATTCGCATCAATTGAACCAATGAATGCAGAATCAAGATATAAGCCTTTGGGAATCACCGTACCATTCGGAAGTGTGGTTGCTGTCGATTGATAAACAAATGCATATGATGGATTCACCGTATCACTAGTATTGCTCGGTGCACCGATCGCAAATTTATTAGCCTGAATAATGAAATCAATAGTCTTAGTATCATTTTCAATGGCAACGCCACCGACTAAATTTCCTGCTTGCAATTTCAATGTTGATCTTGCATTAATTCCATTTATCACGGTGTTCTGTTGAGAAATACTCGATGTATTTAACCCAACTGTCGTGCTTAAAGTCGTAAGTTGACTGGCTTGTGAAGCTACTTTTCCATCTACATTATCAACTTTCGTCGACAACGAACTCACGGCGCTAGCATCCGCTTTTTGACCAACTAGAGTACTTATATCTTTAATGTTTTGCTTAAAAGCAATCCATGTTGCAGATGCACCAGATCCAGTTGAGGAGCGTTCTGCGGTCAATGTACTGTCTTGAGATCTTGCAATTTGAATAATCGCCCCACCAGATGAGTCACTCCACGGAACAATAGTCTCCAAAGCCACGTATGTTCCCATGCCTGTCAAACCAAGCGTTGAAGCAGATTTAAACTCTGTTACTCGCTTCATTGGATAATTGGTCCAATACCAGCTTGGCGATTGATTTGTTGATCGAGTGTCAGGTAATTTCACTGAGTCTAAATTGTTTAAAGAAGACTGTATTGATGTAATGCTGTTTGACTGGCTTGATACATTGCCCTCGACAGCTGTAACGCGTCCACTAAGCGAAGTTAATGCAGAAGAATCGGCTTTAGTGGCGACGTTATTATTCGTCGTGGTCAAATTGTTTTGGAGCGTAGTGATGCTTGAGCCTTGACTAGAAATGTCCTTGCCTTGCTGTGTCACCGTGTTGCCTAACGTGGTGATTGCAGATGCGTTGGCATCAAACTGAGCTTGAGTATCGAGATTACACGGTTGCCACTGTGTTGCCAGATTGCCACGTTCAAATTGAGCATGAGACACATACATGGTTTGAGCGGTAGCGCCTGAACCGTAAATAGTAAAGTTAAATGCTCCTGCAGTTGCTCGTGTACCTGTGACAGAATAGCGCTTCCAATCTTTAGTTAACGTAAAAATATTTGTTGTACCACTTTTAAGCGTAAAACCCTCCGAGAGTAATTGAAACGACACGAAATTTCATGGTTGCTAAATCTTGAGCATCAATCGCCCATACATTTTGAACAGAAACTGGATCAAACGGCGCTACAACTGTGATTACACGCCCCTGAATTTTAGACACAACTCGGGCCTGTGATTTTCCAAGATCGCCATTTACAACTAAACGATCACCCGCACGACACACTACATCATCACGATCCAAAGTAATGCTGAGTAGATCTTTAGACACTGCAACAATACGTCCACCATTATCACGTCCAGCAAACAGCGGATCTGCAAGCTCAATAACACGTCCAACCTGAGGAAGATATGATTCATCTCGAACTAAAGCATCTAAACCAACTTTAAATGTGACAGTCCGAGTTTCATACTTCTCAGACTTTAAAGCCCATTGTCCAGCACGTTGCGCCTGACCTTCTGAAGTAACACCCCATGCATCAATTTCTAATTTTTTAATGCCTTGAGTTGCGATAAGCTTATCTTCTCGAACAAATAAAGGTTCTGTTTTATAACGATTATTAGGATTATCCCAATTCACTTGAATAACATTATGACGGTCTTCAGCTGCAGTACCGGTATATTCTGGCAATCCTATAATATTGGCAGACGTGTATGTATAAACAGAATCTTGTGGAACATCAGCTCCCAATTGAATTCTTTGACCATCCCAAAAAATAAATGCTCGGAATGATGCAGCAATCTTCTGCAAAATTGACCATGCATCCTCTTGAGATTGAAGATATACATTCAACGTGAAGCGAGGTTCAAACCCACCTTTGCCATCGGGCACAAGTTCGTCACAATATTGGGCGAGCTGATATACAGACCATTTATCGACCATACTTGCATCAAGACGATCTCCTAGTCCGTATTCTTTATTTAAACAGATATTTAAAAAATGCCATGCATTATTGTCAGTATATGCAAACTTAAATGTTCCATCCCATAGTCCATTATATTTACGTGTTTCTGGATCATAATTTGATGCAACAGGAATCATGACTCCTTTTGATCTAACTGAAACTTTTGCAATATTTCCACCAAAAGTTTCTGCATCATATTGTAAAAATAATTGTGCGATATTTGGATATGCAAGTTTGGCATCAATCGTTTCAATCATTGCCCAGACGTGCATTTTATCGCTGATCAAATCAGAGGTTGAATCAGGTGTGATACGTCGTGCACGAATTTGCCAACCGTGGTCAGCTTTCGGTAATTCAATACGATGTTGACGTTCATAATTTGGAGAAGTTTTATCAGCCACTTTGGCTTTAACCACCTCAACCCAAGCTCCGCCATCTGTTTGTAAATCTACTGCATATTCAACGGTTGTACCAACAATATCACCATTGGTTTTACTTTCTTTTAAAGCATCGAATCGGAAACGGATTGAGACTGCATCTAAGTCAAGGTTCGAAATTGCTTTAACCCAAGGTGAAGCATTTTTAAGTTCGACACCAATCTGAGTTTCAGAGGTCACATCTGGAAAACCTTGAATATAATCCTGGTCATTTGTACCATTACGAGTTTCAACGGTGATATTTTGGAAATTCCAAGCACCATTGGCATCTTGAAGCGGCGTGTCTTCAACATAAATTAAATTGTAATTATCTTCTATTCCTTTGATTTCACCCCAAGATAAACCATGTAAGGCCTTGATATATGTTCGTGATTGCGCTGTATCAGGTGAGATTACGGGTGTTCTTGTTTTTCCTGATCCAGCCTTTTCACCTTTAATAACTTCTTGCATAACTATTCTCAAAGCACAAAAAAAGGACGCTGAATGCGTCCTCAAACAATTAAAAAATACTATTTGGCGATCAAATCTTCGGGGTACTGATTCCCAGCTAAAATAAATCCACCGATTTCCCGCTCACCGATAAGAACAGGGAGAGGATTACCTTGAGCGACGGTTGTGACCGCCCCACCAAATCCCTTGTTTGCCTTATTACCATCTTGGTTTTGATCTTCTGTACTCACTTTTGGCATCAGCATTTGAGTAACACCACCCATAATCATGCCCGCCCCCGCTCCGACCAAGTAAGCTTGTCCAGTGTAAGCACCAACAACAACCAAAACAGCCCCTAAAACAGTCTGCAGAACTCCATTACCCCCCGCGCCAATAACACGGGGAACGATCTTAATGACAGTTTCACTAGTGGACATTCCTAATTCAGTTTCACCAATGTTGTGCCCATAAATTTGACGTTTTGTCACTGGATCATAGATTGCTGCTGCCTTCTTACCCTTACCTCTTTTTTGATCTCCAATAAAAAGAGCAAAACATAAACCTATTTCATGAGCATGGCGCATAAACTTTTCAAAGCCCTGCACTTGTACAGATAAAGCCCGAACTGCTTCTTTTGGTGAATCAACAGCCAACTTAAACTCAGAACCAAATTTATCAGCAAGCACGCCATATAACTTAACGGTTTTCAACATGTCGAAGCACCTTCACTTTTCGTTGCTCCCATTGATGACCATAAGGCTCTCTCAATGATTTTTTATTGTATGGATGATGAAGTATTAGAGATCCGCCGAAACAAGGCTCTGCTTGCTCAGACTTCAATTCGGTTCTATCACCAAGCCAAATCACAGCATGATTGGGGTGTTCTGTACGCCCAACTCTACAAATAATCATGTCTCCATATTGGGGAGAATCAACTTCGTAGAATCCTGCTTTCTCGTAATTTTCTATATATAAAGAAGGATGATCTTTTGACTCCCACCACAAGTTATCACGGGGAAAATTGAGTAATTTAATTCCAAATTCTCGCTCATAAAAATCCTGAATCAGTGAATAACAATCTTGCCAGCCGTGATGGTAATTTCGTCCAATCAATGGAAATTGAAACCCACAGGGCTTATAAATTGCAAAATCAAGATCTGGATAAGCGCAAATCACCCAAGGTTTTTGATGGATTTCAATTTGCTTTAAATCGAGATCAGAAGCCCTAGTTGCTGCATCTGGATGGGAGTGGACATAGGCAATGATTTCCCCTTGATCTTCAGCATTCGCCAAATCTTCTGGATGAATTTCAAAGCTATCTTTTTGTTCAGAAATATTACGACATGGGATGTAATCTTTCCCTACAATCACCCCGCAGCACTCACTTGGATAGGTTTCAGACGCATGTACCATAATTGATTTTTTTAATTTAATTGTGAGTTTCATTGTTTTACCTCACCATATTTGAAGCAGGTTGACCACCAAACCGTGACTCATTCCCACGGATACGGCATGATTTTAAATATCCTGAACAACTATCCTTAGAAGGATCGTCAGTTGGTTGATTTTTTCCATCGAACATCGCCGTTCCAATGTAGCCACAGTGCTCTCCACGATAACCAGCGATAGCCCAAGCACACATTGAAGTGATTTGAATTGCGGGGATGCGTTGGTTTTTAAATTCACATGGGTTTCTCAATTCAAAAGTCACTTGAATTGCATTTTCAGAAGTCTTTTGCTCAATAAACCAAACTTGGAATTCCGCTTCGGACGAAGCTGTGGGATTACCATCTGTGAAGTTTTCAGCATCAAGATATTTAGACAATGTTTTAATAACTTTGAGTTTTGCACCTACAAAGTCTTGAAATTTAAGACAGTAGATTGATACAGCACCTTGCACTTGTCCGATCTTGTTTCCCATTTTTAGCGTTGGGGCGGATGCTTTGCCATCTGTTCGCATCTCAAGACTATCAACCTCTAATGTCATTGGTTCAAAAGTTTCACTCTGCCAAATAATATTGCCTGCTTGTGGTAAGCCGTGAAAACGTAAAATGCCAGCTCCTAATGTGCTGGCATCAAGTTCGTACAGTGTAGTTAAACCATCAACGAATAGTTTTTGGAAGTCACTCCGTAACATTGCGAACCTCTTGAATATCAAAGGTTAATCCTTTTGTATCATAAGTAATTTTAATACTTTCAATTGAAGTGTTAAATTCCATTTCTAATGCACGGATTTGTGGAATTAGCCAAGTGACGAACTCAGCCTCTTTTAAAGAAATTCTTTTCTTCTCTAGATCCACTTCAGTTTGTAGACTTACCGATACACTATCGGATGGTTTGTCATAATCTATTGATAAATAATCTAAAGTCTTGCCTTGTTCATAAGGCCAAGCTTTAATTTTAATGATTAAAGTAGAATTTAAATTTGATTCGATTTGAGTTAATTGCTTTTGCAT